GTTTATAATGCCATTATAGTATTCGTCTGTTTCTAGAACTCGTCTGTCGAACTGCTCTTTTGCTTCCAGATAACTCATCAAGCCTCTACTGTTACAAAAGTGCAGGATCTCTCGTCTGAAATTGTCTGCGCCTAATTTTTCTACGTCTGCCTTTAGATTGTCTGAACTACCCCAGTAATCCTGCCAATCACTTTCTACTTTTTCTCTACGCCTGTTTTTTCTGCCTTTAAGAGGTGGCCGTGTCTTTTTAAACTTGGCCAGCTTCTTGCCCACATACTTGCGGTTGTTTGTTAGATTGGTAATAAGGTAAACAAATCCTTCGCAGTCTTTGGGTAGTTCATCTACTACCTTACCATTATAAGTCCAATCCATAGTGCTCCTCTGGGTGTGTACTTATACCAGGTCAATATCAGTATTATAATTAGTGAATCCGTTTTCTTTGATCACCTTTAAGATATTGCCTACACGCCCAGCAAGCTCGTCTTTGTGTGACACTAGCCACACACTCTTGTGTCGCTCACGTGCCATATGCTTGAGTAAACCAAGTGCGTTTTCAACACCTGATGTATCCATGCCTGAGTCAACTAGTTCGTCAATGAACAACAAATTAATTGGTTTGTACAAGCTCTCCCAAACATCACGGAACGACCAACTCATACTAAGAATAAGTCTGTTACGCTCACCTCGACTCAAGTTATCAAAGTCTAAGTCTCTTCCTAGCTCAGTAATTTCAACACTGAGATCATTTTGGAATATAACCTGGTGTGGCAAGCCAATACGGTCAAGGTAGTGTGTAAGTCTGTTATTTAAGTAACTGAGATTTTGATCGATGATACGTTTACGCACAAAACTGTCTTTGTTTGTAAGAAGTTTGTACAAGAAGTCTTGATGCTCTTGCAGTCTTGTTAGTTCATTTATAGTATCATAGTTTACAGACTGAAGGGCTTGTTGTTTCATTTCGTCAATCTGCTCACTGTAAGGATCTGTTTCAGCATTGCGATTTTCTAGTTGTTGTTGTAGTCCACTAAGTGTATTTTGGTGTTCATATGCTTGTTCTACTGTATCGTAAAACACTGTAGGTGCTGTATCTAGTTCGCCAAGTTCAGCAAGAGTATCTCTGTGTTCTTGTTCTTGTGTTTGGTTGGCTAGTATTTGCAATGCTGTTTCTTGCAATGTTTCACGTTTACTTGCTAGTATTTCTTCATGTTTGTTATCGTGCAGTTCTTGTCCGCATGCATAACACTTGTGACTTTCTAAATCTTCAATTTCTTTTTCCAGTTTTGCTTGTAATTTTTCTAGTTTTACATTGTCCTGATCAATGTTGCGTATCCATTTGTACGCATCTTCAATGGCTTTTTTGGTGTCGTAGAATGTGTCTAACGCCCTGTGTGCGGCGATCTCTTCATCAATGTTTACATGGCTCAGGCTGTCAATAGCAGTGGTTAACTCTTCTACGTCTTCTGTTTTCTTACGTTCCCAAAGACTTCTGCGTTTTTCCAAACTTGCAATTTGATCCTCAATGCGTTTGTTTGCTTCTTGCACCGCTTTGATGCGCATTTCTTCTTCTTTTTGCGCATCTTTGGTTTCTTTTATACGTTCTTTGATTGCGTCAGCACGTTCCGAAAGCAGTGTAATGCCCAGCAGTTCTTCAATGATTGCACGTTGATCATTGCTTCGCATGCTCAAGAACGGTTCCGTATATGTGTTCAGCGCCAGCACATGCTTGAACATGTCGTGGCTGAGACCCAATATACGTTCAATCTCTGCTTGTGTTTGCCTGCTGTCGCCCTGAGCGTTGTCTGTTGCTTCTTGTTCTTGATTGTTCACAAAGAACTTGAGCAAGTTTGGTTTGCGTCCACGCTCCACGCGATATTCTTGACCATTAACTGCAAACTCTAAACTTACCAACATGTTTTTGCCGTTGGTTTTGTTTATCAAGTTATCCTTGCGGATGTTGGTTAATGCACTGCCGTACAATGCGTAACTTAATGCATTGATGATTGTGGTTTTACCTGTGCCGTTACGACTACCATCACCACCTAAGTCTAGATTTTCGCCTAGCACCAGTGTAAGGTCTTGCCTGTCAAAGTTAATGGCCTGTGTAGCGTTACCCACACTCATAAAGTTTTTAACCGTTAGGTCTTTTATATGAATCATAAGATATTAGTGTAACAGTTCTCTTTTAAAAAAACAAACTTTTTGGTTATAGTTGTTCACGTAATGCATTCAACTGTTTATCCGCAAAAGTTTGTAAGTGGTAGTAGTTGTGTTCAAATATTGGCATACACTGATGGGCAAGGTCATCAAAGTAATATTTTGACAAATCCATTAGTTGTTGACATATCAACTGCGCACGATTCAAGCAATCAACTTTTGTATCATAGCTTTCGTCCCAAACTGAATGAAATGTTTCAAATCCCAAGTTGTTTAGGTTTTTAATACTGCCTTTACTTGCTAGTAACATCAAGGCACAACTATTTGAAAAAGATTTCCATGTCTTTTCAGTATAAAAAATCTGCGGATAGTTGCCCACACTTTCAGTTGTTAAAAAAATTAAAGCCTTCTGTAAAAAATCTTGTTGTTGTAAAGTATGGCTGCCAACTGGGGTACCTTCTATCTCTTGGTGTACGATTGTGGATTGTAAAAGTTTGTGATATTTGATGTGTAATAATTTACTTTTTTGCGATACGTTTAAATTTTCATTGTTTCTGCTTGTATGTGGTATAGTTGTTCGCAAATTTATGTTAGGCAACACATTTTCTTTGTATCTATTATTAGGCTGGAATGTTTTTTTGGATAGATGCGGATGTGACGGTTGAAAAGAAATCATTCCTTTGTTGAGTAAATTATTTTCTGCTAACGCACACAGCATGGTTTGTTTGTGGCTCCGCGGAACACCTGCTAGAAAACTATATAGGTGTCGTGGAGGATACCTTTTTGTAAAAGGCCTATTATTCACAACTGGGTAGTCATACCATAAAGAAAATGGTATTACACGAATAGTGTTTATATTGTGTATAGCGCAAAGTTTGTCAACATTTTTTTGTAGCAGACCACTATAATCATTTGCAAGTATTACTGTATGATCGGAACTAATATCTAGGTAAGCAATTATTGTTATAAGATTATAAATGGTGTTACCGCAGGTTGACATACTTGGATAATAGTCTGTGTCGTGATGGCAGATGATCAATCTCTGGTTGTCTGCAAACACTTTATCTGCTGATTGACTCAGTTTTTCATATAATAACGTTACGTCTAAATCAAAGTCAGGTAAATTTATTATGTCAATAGGATCAACTACTGATCTAATCATCTCTTCGACGTGTAACTGTTTGTTAAAACACCAGTCCATGCTATAATGTTCTATAGATCTCTAACAGTAATTTGTTATCGTAAAATTCACTTTCAATGTGTGTAATCTGATCAGTAACAATTTGATCCACACTTTCAAATTTGATTTCGCCGACGCTAACAGTGTCTTCCAGTGCGCCACGTTTGTTTGGTATCAGTGCCATCTCACGCAGGTTGTAATCTGTTACAAATTTTTCTTTGATAAAGTTTGCTTCTTCATAACTGATATCAATGTCTAAGTTTACACGCACATGCATCTTGGGTTTGAGTATTGTGCTGGCATTGTCAATCACTGTGCTGAGATCCAACACTTTGTACAATGGTTGATCAGGCCAGGCAATATATTCTGGCTCGCCACCCCAATCCAATATCATACACCCACGTTCTGCATCTCCTGCGTCACTAAAGTTGTGAGGGAAAGCATTACCAATGTAGTTAATGTTGTTCTTGGTTTGCCGCATGTGAAAGTGTCCTGAGAACACCTTGCCGTACTGTCCAAAGTGTTCTGCTTTTACCTCACCGTGATCTGGCATTTCTACCATTGCATTCATTTTAAAGTGCGGCAGTTCAAAGTGCCCAAAGATATATTGAGCACTCATCTTTTGAATGCGTTTATGATCATCGCCTACTAGCCAGGGAGCAATTACAACATCGCCGTCTTCGAACCAATCGTTGCAGATGTGAATGTTAGGCAAGTGTTTGGCCCACTCTACTCCTGTGATATCACGTTTGTCCCTGTAGTACAAGTCATGATTGCCTGGAATAAAGTAGAACTGATCAAAAGCCGCATTGAGTCGTTCTAATGCTCTCAATGAATAATCAAGAGTATGAAGGTTAATACTAGCTCTATGATGATGCCAATCACCAAGAAATAGTCCAGTCGAGATATTTCGTTCTTTTGCTGTTTCAATGATCCACTCTACAAATTTTTCACAGTCCTGATTATGTAGAAGGCTGTTGCTTTTCAGCCCAAAGTGAATGTCCGTGAACACTATGGCACGATCAAATAGTTTGCTCATATTTTATTCTTCGCCAAGGCCGTTAGCTTCGTACTCTGCAAGTACCTTTGCTTCGCGACTGTTTTTAAATTGTCTAGTATAACTTGGATTCAAACCATTTTGTTCCAAGATGTCATCACGGATGTTCTGCATTTTCTTTTCAATATTTAACACCCTTGTAAAACTGTTGGTAATAGCCGCTGTGTAGTATGCAAATGGGTTTTGTGATTTTGATTCATCAAACTGCAATCCAATCTGTGATAGTTGTAGCAGTGCTTGTCCACGCATTTCTTCGTTGTAGGTGTAGCCACGCCAGTTGCTTCGTGTGGCATAACGCTCGCACAGCTTGATAAACATGTGCGCTAGTTTTGGAGTCATCATGCCATGATCCTTGCGAAACTCGCCACTGTCTAAGTCTCCTTTCCAGTGACTTTTGCCCACTAGGTATGGCTGTTTGTTTTCATCGATTCGATAATGGTAGAATGGAGGAAATGGCAGTTTAACATAGTTGAGATCCTGCTTGACATCTTCCATTAGTTCTTGTAAACCATCATCTTCATAGTCTACATCATCCATTTCTAGTAGTTCTTCAAGTTTTGATTTTTTCTTTTCCTGAGCTTTTGTGAGTTTTTTTGGTACCTTGGGTATGTGTTCCCAACAGGTAATACGGAACACAAGATCAGTGTTTGCTATATCCTTCTTAGGATCTAAAATTTCACCTGTTTCACGCTTGATACGATCTGCGCGATTTCGTCTTGCTTCCGCTACAGTGCGTTGATTGATCTTATCCACACTGGGTAGGATAATATCGTATTGATGATCAGTTTCTCGATCAAGATAGGAACAGTAGGTGTTTT